AAAATCATACAATTTAAATTACTCTTATACTAGATTAAAACAAATTGAAACATTATTAAAATCACTCAACAAAAAGCCGTCTGATGATGACACTTTGGAATTAGAGCCGATAATGAATACGATCAAATCATTTACAAACAATTTAATCCTAAAATAAAAATGGACGAAAAATTATTAGCCGAATTGGCACAATTAAAAACAGGCTTGGAAACAAAAACAGCCTTGGAAGTTAAAAACGCAATCGAAGCGTTTGAATTAAAATTAACTGCTAACACAAAAGCACAATTTGAAACAGAATTGAAAGCGGTTAAAGATGCGTTTGAATTGGAACTTAAAAAAGTTCAAGACCACGCTGACAAATTGGATGTTAAATTGCAATCGAAAAATATGGAAACAAAAAATATTTCTTTAGCTCAAGAGTTGAAAGAGAAAAAAGAGAGCATCAAGTCATTAATGGCTGGTAATGGAACGCAAGATTTAGAAGTGAAAGCTTTGACAAATTTGGCGTCTGTTTCAAATAACGCATTAGGTTTTTTTATTCCAGAAATCACGCAATTAGGAACAAAAGAGCGTTCACTTTATAACGTATTGCCAAAAGTAGCTGTTTCGGATAGCAATAACGGAGGTGTAGTTCGTTATAGAGATTGGGATGAAGCAACTACAGTTAGAGCTGCTGCAATGGTTGCGGAAGGCGCTGCTTTTCCAGAATCAACTGCTAAATTCAAATGGTATTCCGAAGATTTACGCAAAATTGGAGATACTTTGCCAGTTACCGAAGAGTTCTTTGAGGACGAGGCTCAAGCAAGTGCCGAACTTGAAATGTTCTTAAACATTAACGTTAATTTGGTTATTGATACTCAATTAATCAACGGAGACGGTACAGGACAAAACTTGAAAGGATTGTTAAATGTATCTCCAGCATACACTGCCGTAGCTTCTGGTATTTTAGCACCAAACTTGAAAGACTTGGCTATCAAAGTTAAAAACGACATCACACGTTCAAGAGGTTCGAAATATTCTCCCGATATGGTTCTTGTGAACTCTGCCACAATGGAGGGTTTAATCTTGAAAAAAGACGCAAACAACAACTATATTTTTGACGAAAATACAGGTACAATCGGTGGTTTATTCGTTGTAGTTGACGAAAATACACCTGACAATCAAATGATTGTAGGAGACCGTAGATATGCTAGAATTTACGAAAAAACAGGGGTTGTTTTGACAAAAGGACTGCCAAATGCTCAATTTTTGGAAGATGAATTCACAATCAAAGCACGTAAGAGAATGCTTTTATTGGTTAAAAATGGTGACCGTACAGGTTTTAGAAAAGTAACTAGCATTAGTGCTGCATTAACTACTTTAGCAACGTAATGCGCAATCGATTAATTCTGTTGGAATATCTGAAACATTTGTGTAACCGACATTTAAAGTTACAAATCCGTTAACTGTTGGAACGGTTGCTTTATTGGTTTCCAAAATAGTTTCTGTTGGCGCATCATTTATTGGATAATCATAAACATCAACCGTATTTGCTCCAAAATATTCTTTGTCTCTAGTCTTGAATATATGATTTGTACGCAAATGTAGCTGATATTCCGACTGAATTAATCGATTGTGCATTATCGATTATCAACTTTTGGTTTTATAATTCGGAAACAAAGGGAGCGGATAATTCTATTCCTAAATTTGTTGAAATGGCTTTGGATTTAAACCGTAGATTTATATGAAGCCGAGAAAATACGACAAATTAATACAACTTTGGAAAGCTACTGAGGTTTCAGATGGTTACGGTGGATATACCGTTACGGATGCTTTACAATCTACTTTCTGGGCAAATATTCAAACGAAAAATGCAAGAAATCAATCCGATAACGGAAGCGTTCAAAATATTAATCAAATTGTTTTTACAATTCGAAACCGTTACGACATTGATTTACAAGATTGTTATGTGAAGTATCAATCAAAAATCTATCAAATAGCAACAACAACAAATCAGGACTTGAATAATATTGAAATAGAAATAGTTTGTAATGGCTAAAATTAGATACGACTTAAGAACATCGTTTGAGAGCGGTTATGAAAATCATCCTCAAAAAGTGATGGAAGAATTGGGCTATGTAGTAAAAAGTTTTGAAGGAATCCCGATAGGCGATTGTGCTATTATGGATGTTGAAAAAATAATTTACCCTTTAGAAAAATTTTTAACAGTTATCGACAATGGCAGTTAGAGGAATCAATAACGCAATTTCGCAAATAAGGCGGTTAAGTCAGGAAGCAATCCAGAAGATGGAAGATGCAACCGAGCAAACTGCTAGAGAAATTGAATTAAAAGCCAAAACACTTGCACCTACTGATTTAGGGAAATTAGGTCAATCAATAAGAGCCGAAAAGGTAAATGCTAAGAAATGGAAAATTGTAGCTGGTGGATTAATTGCGCCTTATGCGCCTTTTGTGGAATTTGGAACTGGAACTTTAGTACAAGTTCCAAGCGAATGGACACAATTAGCATCTGAATTTAAAGGCAAAAAAATAGGATTGGCTGGTAGTGACTTTCTTAAAAACATAAAAGATTGGTGCAGACATAAAGGAATTGATGAAAAGTACGCATTTGCAATTATGTTAAAATTATTGCGTGTTGGTCAAAAACCACAACCCTATATGTACCCTGCATACGTTGAGGGTAGAAAAAAGTATTTAGAACGATTAAAAGCAATCATTAGACGTTATGGCTCAAACAATTAGCACAAGTCCAAACAAACATATTCGTAAAGCGATTTTCGATATAGTCAATCCATTATATCCTTGTTTTGATTTTCAAATAACGGGTAATAAAAACCCACAAGAATACATATTAATGACCTCACAAAGCACGCAAATTGACAAAGTTACTAAATGTAATTACAGATGGGAATGTTCGCTTTTATTGGATATTGTTACTATTTACAAAGGGTCAGGAAACACAGGTTCAAGAGTAAAAGGAGATGATATTCAAAGCGAAATTTACGAACTAATAAAAAATATAGAAATTCCTAATTATATCGTAATAAATCGTACTTTTGCTTTTCCAGATTCGTTATCATTGAAAACGCCAACGGAAAATATATTCAGGAATTTTATAAGAATCGAATTATTAATCAATTAAAAAATAAAATATTATGTCACAAAAAGGAGAATTAGGAATTGTTTATATGTGGGATGCAACAGCTTACAAGCCGTTTGCTTGCTTGACTTCAAATAGTTTAAGTACAACTGTTTCAAGTATTGAAAGTAATACAAAATGTTACCCGGGTGTAACAAAAAAGGATTATGGAACTTTTAACGGTTCAATTTCTTTAGAAGGAGAATATATTGACACTACAACTGCAGGAGGAGATACTTCTAAAAAGTCTCACGACGCTTTACTTTTGTTGCAACAAGCTAAGACAAAAATCAGTTTTAAATTAGACACAAACGTAAATAATGCAACTTCTACAAAATATTTTGGAACAGCTTTAATTTCAGATCTTAGTGCGGATTTTGGTAGTGGAGACGATTTAGCTACATTTTCGGCTACTTTGGATATTGACGGTGGTTTATTGTTAACTGATCCAAACGATTAATGAAAAGCATCATTTTAAATATCGGGGGTCAAGACCGTGTTTTCCATTTTGGTTTAGGTTTTTTAGGGAATTTACTCGAAGAAACTAATACCAATATGGTAGACTTTGACGAAAAAAGACTAGCAAATCCGTTTAAATGGGTGCCGTTAATGATGTTTCATTCTTGCGCTTGGGGATTAATTCGTGAAGGTAAAACCGTAGATTTTACTTTGCAAGATATGATTAATTGGATTGATGAAGTTGATGTCGATATTTTGCAAAAGTTTAACGAAGCGTTTGTAAATTCATTAATCAAAAACGTTCCTATTCAAGAAGATTCTAAAAAAAAAGTAACGAAAAAATAAATTGGAATGAAGATGTAATTTCATTCGCAATTGGAGAGTTAAAAGTGCCTAGTTTGGAAGCGGTTTACGAAATGACGTGGGCGGAGTTCCAAATTAGGCTTTTTGCATATAGACGGATGGACTTGTACGAATGGGAAAAGTTGCGAGAGGTTATGTGGGTAACGTATATTTCAAACTATCAAGACGTTAAGAAAATGGCAAAACGCAAAGAGCAGTTCTTTCCTTTGCGAAAAGACAAAAAACAAAGTCAAGGCGTTTCACAAGAACATAAAGAATTATTTTTAAAAGAGTTTAAAAAATGGCAAACAGCGGTCGGTTAGAGATAGAAATTGGTGCAGATGTTTCAGGTTTAGAAAACGGAATTTCACAAGCTGAAAGACAGTTACGAACGCTTGAAAGTCGTAGAGATGCACGTGTTCGAATTGGTGCGGATACGTCTGAATTAGACCGTAGAATTTCAGGTGTAAATACACGATTAAACGAATTACGTACAAGTGCTACTACTGCTCAAACTGCAATGCGTGGAATGACTGGTCAAGTAGGCAACGGCTCGAACGCCTTAATGCAATTTTCAAGAATTGCACAAGATGCACCGTATGGAATCATAGGTATTGGTAACAACTTAACAGCAACTGCCGAAGCATTTGGACATTTGCGAAATCAAACAGGTTCGGCTGGTGGAGCTTTGCGTGCAATGGCTAGTTCACTAATGGGAACTGGTGGTATTTTGCTTGGAGTTTCTTTGCTTACTACTGGATTCACATTATTAGCTCAAAGTGGTTTATCTGTTGGTGATATTATTGACAAAATAACAGGGAATTTTGATGAGGCAAAAGAAAGTTTGCATAAATTAGGATTAGAAGCTGCAAAAACAGCGGGTACTGAAATTTCAGAATTAAAATCTTTAGTTTCGGTCGCTCAAAATGATACTAAAAGTAGAGAAGAAAGATTAATTGCTGTTCAAAAATTACAGTCTGAGTTCCCCGCTTATTTTGGAAATTTAAGTACTGAAAGGATTTTAAATGGAAATGTTACTGAGTCGATTAAAAACGTTTCAGACGCTTTAAAAGCAAGGGCAAGGGCAAGTGCAATTTATGGCAAAGTTGGAGAATTATCTGCTAAAAGGCTAGAATTAGAAGAGAAAAGAGAGCAAGCTATAACTAAATTAAAAGAAGCTCAAAAAGCATCTGATGCGGATTCGTCTGTTTATGCTGCTGGTTTAAGATTTAATTTAAAAGGGGCAGTTGATGATTATAAAGACATTGTTGAAGAAATAAAAAACGTTGATAAAGCAATTACTAAACTTCAAAGTAAAGCAAATGTAGATACTACAGCATCCGTACTTTTAGAGCAAAAAGCACCGCCAAAAACAAAAGAAACACAATCATTCAACACCCCACAAGTAACAGGAGTTACAAGCACTATCGTTCCTGCGCCTTTATTCGATTTAAACGGTATTGCAGTTTTTAACGGTCAAGTTGATGGATTTGGCAATAAACTAAAATCTTTGCCGAATGTCATCACTACTTCAATGGGTCAAATTCATTTAGCTGCTGATATGGGTTTATTAGAGTTGAACGCTTTGCTTTATAACTTTAGCGAGGAGGTTAACGAATTAGCATCCACTTCAATAGCTGGTGCGTTTCAAAGTTTAGGAGACAATATAGGCAACGCATTAGCAAACGGAACAAATGTTTTGTCAGCGGTTGGTAATGGATTGTTACAATCATTGGGTGGTTTCTTAGGTGAATTAGGTACAAGATTAATTACTTACGGACTTCTTTTAGCAGGGTTTGGAAAAGCCGAATTAGCTTTTAAAGTTGGAGACCCCGTTACTAAAATCGGAGCAGGTATTGCTATGGTCGCATTGGGAATCGCAGCGAAAGGAGCGGGCGCAGTAGTTAGTTCGGCTGGTTCGAAAGGATTAAGCGGTGGTAAAGGTGCATCAACAAGTTCAGGTTCAACAGCAAATAACAGTTCACGAGTAAGCGGTGGTTTTAGCGGTGGAAGTAGTTTTGGAGGTGGAACAGTTGTTTTTGAAATTGCGGGTACTTCTTTGATTGGGGTTTTGAATAATACACAAGCTAGAAATTTAAGAATCGGAGGTACAAACTAAATGGAAAAGTATTTTTTAATAAACGAAACTACAGGATTTTCAGTATTCATTTACGAAAAAGATTATAGTGGTGCATCGACTGAAATAAACGGCAAAATATCATTTGATAAAGGAAGCGTAAAAGATGTTTTAGACCCGATAAGAGGCACTGGTTTATCGTTGCAATTACAAGCTGATTCTAATTTGACATTTGATGAATTTTCCGAAGCCGATGAGAAAACCTACACGGTTGCAGTCACGAAAAATGGTTCGGTATTCTTTCAAGGATTTTTAAAACCCGATGGAATTACTCAAAGTTTTGTGCAAGATTTATGGATTGTGAATTTAGATTTTGTCGATGGTTTGGGTGTACTCAAAGATTTGGCTTTTGTAAATAGCGCAGGAAATAATTTTGTTGGCAAACTTTCAATGTTTGAAATTATACAAGGATGTTTGGCAAGAACAGGATTGACAATGACTATAAATTCAAGTGTAAAACTGAAATATTTAGGATATACAGGAGCAAATATTTTGAATGATACTTACTTAAATGCTGACCGTTTCTTCAAGATAGATGCACAGGCTTCTACTGGTGGTACTACTATGACTTGTGAGGAAGTGTTAAACTCTGTACTAAATATTATTTCGGCTTGCATTACTCAACAGGATGGAGCTTGGTGGGTTTACAGACCGAATGAATTTGAAGATAATGTGGAGTTTTTAAATCATTCAACTTATAGGACTTTTACGAAAAACCTAAGCATTTCTTTAGGATCACAAATTGATAATTTCTACCCACATCACTGTAACGGAAATCAACAAATTGAAACAAAAGGGGCTGTTAGTGCTTATAGGATTAATTATAAGTATGGGTTTAAAAAAGGAGAATTAGAAAATCCTAATTTACATCACGATTCTAGTCTAATATTTGATAATTGGACAAAATCAGCAGATATTGGAAGTATTATTTTAGTTAATGACCCATTAGATACAATGGGTTTATTAATGCGAACTATTGACCCATCAACAACAAGTTATCCTATTTTAACAGCTAATCCTGTTTTTGTATTAGCGGGAAGTCAAGTTGATTTAGTTACTAATTTAAGGTCAGAATCAGCAGGAAGGAATGGATTTTATTTTCAAGTTAAAAGAAGTGATGGGTATTACGCAAATAACGATGGTATTTGGATCAATTCTAGTGCTTGGATTGCTAGTACTGTTTTAGAAGGCATTGGGACTTCTTTTTGGACTTTGAAATGCGAACAAGTACCTAATGATTGTACTATTGAAGTTTCTATATGGGGTTGTTTAAATTCAGATGAAGGCAATATTGTAGAAGTTCAATCTTGCCAACTTATAAACAATTTCAATTACGATGGTCGTGTCGGAGAATTTCACACAATAACTCGTAACATTTCGCCAAGTTCAATTACAAAAGAAAATCAAGAAGTTTATAATGGAGATTCGATTGGAGATGTTTTTGAGGGTGCAATTTATAAAGCAGACAAATCCACTTTAACCACTTTATGGACTAGAAATGATTGGATTGAAGAAAAACGCATTTTGCAAATTTCAGGTGAAGACGATATGAGAATTGCGCAAAAGCCACAAAAGGTATTTATTGGGGATTTTTACGGATATGTACCTTATTTATCGATTGTTTCAATAAATAATTTAGTAGGTAAATTTATGTTTATCGAACATTCGTATGATACTGATTCTAATATAACAAGAGGTAAATTGAAACAGTTTTACACTAACGAGGTACCATTGTTACACGAAATTACATTTGATTATGGCAAAACTGTTTCCCCCAGCATTAAAGGTTAAATAATTTTTTATATATTTGTATTATGGAATTTTACAAAGGAGAAGATCGGATTTTGTACATAAAATATTTGGGAGCTTATCTCCCGATAGCGTGTTTGACTGAAAATCCATTTTCAGAAAGCAGTGAATTTATCGATACCACAACTAGAGACAATGCAGGCTGGAAGACTTCACGTCCAACAATGCAATCTTATTCAATTTCGTTTAGCGGTTTGCAAGTAAATAGTGCAACAAGTGGAGGGAATTTTAATGTTTTGAGTTATGATATGCTTAAGAAATTAAAACGACAAAGATTACTTTTAGATTGGAAAATCGAAGGTAATTTTCCGACTGTAGATTACGGAAAAGCATACTTACAAGATATTTCGGAAGCAAATGCGGTGGGGGAATTTTTGACATTTAGCGGGTCTTTGATTGGTTACGGAACTCCATTAACAACGATAAAAGGAACGGATGTTTTAGGAACAGGAATTTTGAACGAAATAATTGTAACAGATACAAATGCAAATCAATTTATAAGAACTAGAGAAATATGATAGATCCATTATTAACAACAACGGTAAGGGTTGACGAATTGCCACCAGATGCTATACTTTTAACGGACATTTTTCCGTTTGAAACATTATCGGATTCGGCATTAAAAAAAGCAACGTTTCAACAATTAGTAGATTTTATTAATATAAATTCAAATGCTTTTCAATTTGAGGTTAAGACGCTTTTAGTAAATCAATCTTATATTGATGATAATTTTGAAACTACAGGGATAGGTAAGAATTTATGTTTAGGTTGGCGGATTGCGGATGAATTACACGGACTTGTTACAATTGGTCAAGGAGTTGATTACCCAGTGAGTAGTTTTGGTGGTGCAAAAACACACACTTTGACAATTAATGAAATGCCAGCACACGACCACGATATTCCAAAAGCTACAAACGATGCTGACGGACTTGCATTTTCGCCTGGTACAAACGCAAGCGGATTTATAAAAACAGTCGCAAAAGGTGGCGGGCAAGCACACAATAACATGCAACCTTATTTAGTTGCTTTAAAAATAGTTAAATTATGAGTGATTTCACAACCCTTAGGGTCGGTCAATTAGTTGAGGAAGTTTGGAGTGGAACTGACAAGTTGCCACACGAAGTTGGTAATGAATTAAAGAGAGGAACGGTTGCAGATTTAGCAACCTATATTGCTAGTGTAATTGACGCTAGTGCTGGATTGGCTTTTAATCCTTTGAAGATTTCAGATGGTCAAACATTACCAACTACAACCGATAACGAATGGATTTTAGCAGGAAAAGGCACTTATCTACAAGGTGGTGGGTTTCCAAACGTGGTGTGCACGGATGATATAAATGTCATCACAAGCAATGGTATTAGTTGGTATTTTTCGTTTGGTGTAAACATTGAAGGTTTTGACGATAGCAACGTAGTTCATAAAACAGGCGATGAAACTATTGATGGAGTTAAGTCATTCAAGAAGTCAATTGTACTAGATTCAGACGAACCATTAGACGCAAAATATCTAAATGGTACGGTTGCTTATGCAAGTTTGGCAGAAGCAAACGCGCTTATCCCAATTGGGATTAGAAGTCCTTATTTGACAATTGTTGTTGCAGGAGTTGAGTATTGGTGGAAAGATGGGGCGTGGGTATTGAAATTACCAGAAACCGAAAGTACAAGATTAGCTATTGAAGATACTGATATTTGGGCTTGGGGGGATAGTTTAACGGAAGCGTCAGGAAGTACACCTTATACGACTTTTTTAAGCGATATTACAAAATTCACCGTAGCAAATAGAGGGATTGGTGGCGAAAGCTCAACACAAGTAAAAAATAGATTTATTGCTGAAACAACTGCCTATTCTAAGAGCGTTATTATTTGGGCAGGAAGAAATAATCTATTTGACAAAGCCACTGTAATAGCTGATATAGCTACAATGATAGCCACTTTAGAACACACTAGATATTTAGTAGTTTCAATCTTAAATGGTGCAGACGAGCCTTTCGGAGATACTGTTTATAATGCAATTATAGACTTGAATGACGATTTAAGAGATATTTACGGAGATAAATTTGTGGATGTTAGAAGTCATTTAGTTAGTCTATTTCCAAACACACAAGATGTCATAGACATATCATTAAGAAGTGATAATTTACACTTGAACTCTTTAGGTTATCAAAGAGTTGCGGAATATTTAAATAGTAAATTAGGAGTTCTTTTTAATCAAAATAAGTTTTTACAATCCAAGGATTTTAAATTTTATTTAAATGAAAACGGAGGGATTACGGGTTCTGGAGCGGTTAATACATTGCCTTTTTTTACCGATGAAAAGACAATTGAAAGCACTCTTCATGTTACTTTTAATAAGGACACAAAAAGCGTAGGATTAGGCACCGCTCCAATAGACATGGGAGACGGTGCGAGTTGGTTCGCAACAGGCGCACCTGTTTACAATGAATACGGTGGCGGATTGATTTCTTCAATTGCTGGAATTGAGCAAGCCTACTTTTATTCAAGTCAGCTTTTTGCAATTGTCAAGGCTGGTATTAATTACTTGTCGCAACCTATGGGCGTTAAACTACAAGTCAATAACGGTCAGGATGCGTTAATTGCAGGAGCGGACAGGTCAATTACTCTTCCAACTTTGGCTGATAATAACGGTACATTAATTAAAGTAAATGTTGATGGGCAGCTTGAAAAATCAAATCTTCAAGACATCCTTGATGATACTTTTGCCGTTGGCAGAATACACGCAGAAAGTGGATTCAGACGACCAACTTTTGGAGATTTATTAAATATATCGGAGACTTGGCTTGTCGGAGCGAATAGTGGTGGCAGGCTTTACTTCTACAATAACACCATAGGGGCAGAACAGATGCGTTTGTTTCAAACTACAGGAAATGTCAAGATTGGTAATTCGGAAGATGATGGAGCGAACAAATTACAAGTCGATGGTAAAATCTCTTGTACAAACATACTTACGAATCTTACAACGTACGCAACTGACGCATTAGCTGATGCAGATACAAATCTACCAAACGGTGCATTCTATAAACTAACAGGATTACGAACTATATTTCAAAAACCATAAAAATATGTATCCAAACGTTCACGGAATAGTCGGCACAGCTTGTGCAGTGGCCACATATTCAATTACAAATGATTATTTCTCTAGCGCATTTGTTGCGTTCTTATCACACGATGTGATGGATAGATTGGGCGAATCTCACTATCCAAAATTGCTGTATTACGAAGCGGTTTTCTTCGCTATATTTTGTTTCGTAGCTTGGAAAAGCGACCAAACATTACTCTATTTTATCGGATGGTTTGGGGGGAACTTGATGGATTTTATCGATAAAAAAGGCGGATTGAGTATTTATAATAATGCTAAATATCCTTACGGTACATTTTTTCCGTGCCATCGCAGACAACCGAATTTTAATTTAACCGCTTTGCAAACTAAAATAATTGCTTATCTCGCAACCTTAATACTTATAACAATATGAAAAACTGGAAAACAAATTTAACAGCAATAGTGATTGTTTTTTTAATAGCAATCTACTTTTTAAACAAAATCACAACCGAGCAATTTCTAACAGCAACGACCTTTTTGACTGCTTTGGGATTGTTTGCTAGTAAGGATTCTGACAAGAACTCTCAAAGAATAATCGGAGGCTCAACACCGCCAAAGGATAAAGATGAAAAGTAAGCATCTTATATTATTCCTATTGCTACCTTTGTCCGAAATTAAAAGCATATTTTACAAATCGGATTTAAAGGTAGATTGGTTTTTGTTTAGCGACCACAAGAAATTTCTTTGTAACGTTTTAGAAGACTATTCAAATATATTAATATTGGGTGTAGTTTTTTATTACTATTTGTTCACTATTCGAGACAAAACAAGTAAGCAAATAATATTTTTTCTTTTTATTTTAAACGGATTGGATTTGTTATTTTTGGGATTAATGGACAATGAACTATATTTGCTAAAATTACCAATATCCTTAATAATTTATACTTATGCACTATGTAAGATTAATCTTTAACGCTTTTAATTATATCGGTTATTGCTTTTGGTCGATTTCAATTTTATCATTTTTTGAACAAGTACTAAATGACAATTTCAGCTTCAAGAATATCAATAGTTTTTTATCGGCTTGCGCTGCTTTTGTAGCGTTGATTTTTGCGGTTTTTAAATTGATAGCTTATATCAGAGATTCCAAAATTAAGAGTAAAATATTAGAAGAGGAATTGATACAGAAACAAAACGAGAATTTCTACAATAAATTTAATAGCAATTTTAATAAATGAAAAAACTAATAATACTAATATTAATCTTTATCGGATTATTTTATCTAATATCTTTAACAAAATGAAACTAACAAAAAATTTCAATAGACAAGAATTTGATTGCAAAGATGGTACAATTGTACCTGCAAAATTTTTACTAAATGTAAAAGAAGTGGCGGAAAATTTGCAAGCGTTAAGGGATTACTTAGAAGTTCCCGTAAGTATAACAGGGTCGGGGTATCGTACCAAAAAACACAATGATAAAGTAGGAGGTGCAAAAAATAGCCAACACTTAACAGCGTCTGGAGCAGATATTAACGCACAAGGATATGAGCCTAAACAATTAGCAGAAGTAATTGAGTTGTTAATTTTGCAAGGCAAAATGAAACAAGGCGGTATTGGAGTTTATCCTAATTTCGTTCATTATGATATTCGTGGAACTAAAGCAAGATGGTAATATGGAAGTAATTAAAGACATATTTTATAGCAACTTTTGGAAAATATCATTTTTCGTATTGCTACTTTTTGTTTGTTGCAGTTGTAGATCAAGAAAAGTTGAAACCGTTAAACGTGATAGTATTGCGATTAATAACAGCTATCAAGAGGGAACGAAAATAGTATTGGGAAATACTTTTACCTATCGACCATTTGATAGTCTTAAACCTATGGTTATTGATGGCAAAGAGTATAAGAATACAATTATCACAAACGATAAAAGCGTTACTAAAACCAAGTGGAAAAATAGATATATAACAAAAACAATAGTAACCGAGAAAGCAAAGAAAACCGAAAAAACCGATTATACTATTTTGATAATCGGTTTGGTAGCTTTGGTATTGGTATTTCTTTATTTCAAAAAGGTAGTTTAGACTTAGGTATAATTTCTATGTGATTGTTAATATCGGATTTTTTAAAGAAAACATAGTCGCACAGGTCAATACGATTTCGGAATGTCACATACCTTAACTTCCCTATGTTTTATCTTTGAACTGCCATTTTACTGTGAAATTTACTTGCACTACCATAATTCGTTGATTTTTAATAAAGTAAAGTATAGTGTTATAGCGTATAGCCAATAGTTAGGGAACAGCTTGCTCAACATCGTGAATAGAAATCGCCAAACCTTTTTCATACTTTCTTTACATTAATTTTCGTTGCTGTTGGGTACATTTCTTTTGCAAATTTTGTGGCATAAAGCGCATCTATTGCTTCGATTTCGATGGTCTCAAATTCTGTTGTTGAGTGCCAAATTTCTAGTTTGAATTTCATAATCCTATTTGTTTAAGTGCTGTGTGGGTTAGTGTAGGTTTGGTATAAAGTATGTTTTCAATCGTCATAATACTAGGTAAAAACAACATGTATTCAGATTCGTTTGAAATACAAGTTTTAATACCTGTTTCAAAATTTACATTCCACCCATCAAACAAAACACGTTCTTTTGCTTTTTGGTATTCTCTGCAAGCGCAATATCTACATTTGTCATCAAATACTTCACAAGATTTTTCCAAAACATTCCCATCTTCATCACAAGGAACAAACATCCATAGTTCTAAAGGTTGTTTTAGGAAGTTGGCGTATTGCTTATTCGTATTTATTGGACTTCCTGCATATTTATCTGCTAAAACAAAATCCACCATTGATATTAGTTTCATAATATTTAATTTTTTAGTTTGTTAAAAATTCGTCTTACTAAATAACCTCTCACAATACTTACAACGAAAAACACGGCTGTAATGATTAGATTTTGTGAAAAGGTTACAGGAATACCCAGCAAAGGATATAGTACAACCTGAATGAGAATAGAAGTGCCTAAACCGATTA